GAGATGATATGTTAGGTCTTTTAAAACCAAGATAGTAAGCTAGTCCCATAGATAAAGCTGGAAGAAATCTATAAGGAACGTCTGCATTATCTACCGATTGGTCAAAATCAAAAAATCTACGTATAGTGTGCATTCGGACTGTATCGGTACTGTTTTCAGGAGTAGGCCAAATAAGTAAAGATATCTGATCTCGTCCCTTCATTGTAGCAAATTGCAGGGGTCTTCCTGTTGTTGTTTTATCTGGAATTTTTAAATATTCTTCTGCACTAATTCGTGTCATTTGAATATCATTAGATGATCGTCTGCTTACTGCTTCGGTAACAGCTACTACCGTACTGTCTAATAAATACTCTTCAGTTCCAGCAGTCATTGTTTGATTAGTAAATTGAGTAGTCCATAAAAGAATACCCCGATTCTGCCAATCACTTATCATTAAATTAAGAGAACGTCTAGCCGTTATTCCATCATTCCCTACAAATGGTGGCCCACCTAGATGCTCGTAAGCTTCTGCAATAATTTCATCAATATCGAGATTAAAATCTTGAGAGGTAGATACTGGCATAGTGTATACCTACTTGTTTCGTATTTTATTTATTAAGGCTTTAAGTAACGACCATATTTTTTTAACAAGTTTAACAATCCAATTACATGGACAAAATAAACACCCACATTCTAATTTTGCATTCATGTGGTTATCCTACCATTAAAGTAGCAGCAGCACCGCTTGGAAGGGTAACGTGCATTTTTGTCTTTACTCGGATTCCTAATTCTGGTACGTAAACATCTGAGCTACTGCTAACTCCAAGAGTTTGTTGATAAACGATATCACCAGAAGCACTGGCATCACGTACAACAAGATCTCCTTTTGTTGCTGCTGTTCCCCAACTGATAGCCCGTATTCTTGTGGGATAATCAGTGGCAGTTGTAGTCGCAGATACATATACGGCTGTGATAGCTGTAGACATATTTCAATTCCTTATGAACTAAAGATTTTCTTACTTCTATAATAAAAGAGGGATGCTGTTTTAGCAACATCCCCCTTCATTATTAAACAAAGGTCAAAATTGATTAACCAGAGTTTCCGAAGAAACCACGCCAATCAGACCAGCCAAAGCTGTAACGCTCACGAGCTTTGAATCGAAGGTTGCCAGTATCGAAATCTGGCTCCATCTTCGTTCCAAGAGGCGCACGAATGAACATCTTTGTTCCGTTTGGTACGTCAGTTTTAACGAACCAAGCGTCATTGTCTGTGAAGCGATGGTTTACAAAGTCACCTTGTGGAACCACACCCATGCTACGGATAGCATTGATGTCATTCGTATTGGTCACACCGTCTTTATTGGTAGGACCAGTACCCCCTGCTGCCCAACCGTAGTGAACAGTAGTGGTTGACAAGGTTGATTTGAGGATCTTCTGAGCAGTGAACTGAAGATCTGGTGGAATATGCAATGAAACAGGCATAGCACCAATCAAAATGTCTCGGTCATCCTTACATTTTTGAATAGTGATTACGGCTGTTTCAAGGGAAGCTTCCGACAGATCTGCGTCAGTTAGATCATTGCTCTGATTTCCCCCACCAACGATTGGGTGAGCAGCGGAGAATAAAACAACTCCGTCACCACCTAAACCACTGGTGAAACCATTGTTGAAGATATTAGCACCTTTAGTTTGCTTAGTAGATGCCATAGATCTTGCAAGAGCTTTTGCACGAATTTTTGCAAAAGTGTCATACAAGTTATCTTCCATTGCCTCTTCCGTAACGGCAAACGCCAATGCAACAGTCTGGTGGGTATAGCGAGATGCCCAACTTTCTGTAGCACTTTCGTAAGACACCGCAGAACCTTCAGGTTTTACAGGAGCCTCTCCGAAAGCAGTCATTAAGACTTCTTCTTCAAAAGCTCGATCTGAATTTTCAATTTCAAAAAGAGAACGATGCTCTTCATCTATTGAACCATATTCTAACCCGAAGATAGCGTTTAAACCGGGAAGAAGCTGCTTACTAATACTAGCTCTATTTATAGCCATTTTCTACAGTCCTCCCTAGTTATCAATGGAAACCGAATAGTCAAGATGATTTGACAAACGGGCTAACACTCTGGGATTTGCATCTCCCCATTCATTACCGGGAACTTCCCACAACCCAACAATTCTAACAGGGTTGGAGAGAGAAGTTTTCGATGTTACTTGAACGGACATTGCAGATTGACCAGAATAAGTGTTGCCAGCAGAAATTTCAACAAAGAAATTCTGTGTTTGAACATCACCAATCGTAACGGTTGCATTGCATTGAACTTGGTAAATTGCTTCCGGGTCGTCCATAATATGAGCGACAACGGTAGAATCACCGGATGAAGTACCAGACGGCCAGTAGTTCGACCAAGTGGGTTGTTTAGAGTTCGGATCTACATATTCGCAACCCTGAAACACACCTATTGGACGATCTGCGGTCACTGATACTGGTTGGATATATCCAGCACTTACTTTGACTAGATCACCTCGAAAAATACTATCACCATAAGTATTGGCGATCTGGTACTTACTTGTACCCATTGTATTATACGAACTGCCTCGTCTACGTACTGGAGTAAAACCATTATAAGCGGCTGCTAGTGCCATAATGATTGCTCCTTTTCAGCAAAAGTTAAAGTTTAAGCATCAAACCTTGCACGTTGCCCGGTTGATACCCGTGATTTGCTTGAATCAGTAATAGGCATTCTTCGATCAGGATGATCACTCATCAAACGATTTTTTATGGCCTGTTCCATTTGTTCAGTTCTTTGGGCTGTGGCCTTCTTCTTAGCTTCTGAATACTCGATAGGTTGTTTAGCGAGGGCTACGTCCCCTCGAAGTATGCATCCAGCTAGGCTTCCTTCTTCTCTAATACGAAAACCTGTCGCTAATTCAGGACATTCTTTTGCCATAATAAACTGCCAACCTTCCCGTTCCTTTTTTCCGATGTTCTGGAAATCCTCATCACCATCGAGCATTATCCTTATCCATCGTAGAACATATCCTTCAGATTTATACCTTTCAGTAACCTCTGTAGGAATTTGAAGCCAATCACTACCTTCTATAGCAGCAAGTATAGCTTCACGAGAATGGCCTTCTCTTTCTTCTTGTACCCGTGATTCCCCACTAGGTGCAAGTGATGAACTTTCATTCTGTTCGTTTCCTGTTTCTATTTCTTTTTCAACCATTTACTTTCTCCGCACGTTAAAATTAAACTACAGTCGTATAATCGCCATCAGACCGTTCTGCTTTCGCTTTCTCGGCTGCGTACTTTTCAAGCGGTATATTCCATTTCTTTGCTAAACTTACGTCATCTTTTGTAAGCTTAACCTTTCCTTTAGACGCTGGAGAGTGCGATCTTCCAGCTACCACTTGACGAGGCTTTGACGGAGTAGCCTCTTCCGAACCAAATTTCTGAGGTAGTTCTTGCTGTAGTCGAGCATCTACCTTTTCGTAAAAAGAAGGATCACTTGGATCTTCTCCTTTTTCTTTTAATTCCGCATCTATTGATAAAGCAACGGCTGTCATTGTCCGATCTTTACCAAACCATTCATTCTTCTCAGCCCATTCAGTAGCAAGAGGATCTACAGCCGTAGTAGCACTTTCTTCGTATTGCTGTTTTCTTCGCTCTTGTTCTTGCTCATACTGTTTAGATTGTTGTTTAATCCAATCTTTTTGCTGATCTAATAACCTTAATTCTGTCTGAGCAGTTGAAAGGTCTTCTTGTGCTTGAAGTACATTATCTTTATCTCCTGCATCATATGCATCTTTAAATTTTGTACGAGCACTTTCAAGTTGAGACTTAACTGCATTTTCTTTAGCGTGGGCTAAAGCTTCATCATAATTAAATTTAACTTTACCAACTTCAGACATCTGATATCTAAGTTGATTAAGTTCTGTATGTACCTTTGCCAGTTCCTCGTCACGTTCTTTACGTTGCTTGATTAACTGACGTATTCTTTTTTCTGCTCCCTTTGTTTCAATCCCTTCTAGTTCAGGATCTTCTTCTTTTTCCACCTCCGTTTGCGTTTCTTCCACCACTTCAGCAGTTTCTGTAACAGGTGTTTCAATTTCAATCTCTTCTTTTGCATCTTCTTGTGGTGGCGAATCCACATCTATTTCTGTCCAGCCATCTTGTTCATTTACACTCATTCTATAATCTCCGCAGTTGCGACTTCTACGTTTACGCTACCAATGAATACATCGGATCGACTTCTGATGGATCATCGATCTTCATTATTACTTGATCATCATAAATCAATAAGTACTTAACAGCTTTGTAAAGAAACTTTTGACCCGTATGTTTACCATAACATACATAATCACCCTCTTTACACCAATTTCCATTAGGAAACTTACTAGTATCTTTATACGCTAAATCTCCAATCTTCACAACCTTACCTACTGTAGTTAAGTATTTAATATCGTCTTTAAAGGAATCTGGCATTAGAATACCACCCTTTGTTTCGGATCGAATAGACATAGGACGTATTAAAATATGAAAACCGGGAAGAGAAGGAAGTACATCTGGATCAATAACTTCATCAGATGTTATCCACTCATCGTTTTTTGTAGCTTTAGCCATGTTATGTTGAAGTACCATAATTAGTGTTCCGTATTATTGTCATTATCCATTTCTTCTAAAACTTTTGAAGAATAATCTTTTAACACATGAATAGATCTTGTCAACCCTTCAATCATTCCAGTTAAATGTTTATAATGAACATAGTCTTCACACATCCCGGCAGCAAGCTGTTCACCAATCTTATCTATTTCCCCTTTAAGTATAGATTCAATTTCGTCAAAATCTGAGAACATAAACTTTTCTTTTTAATTGCATACGTATCTTTGTACTTTACGTATAGATAATCGGATGATTTAGTCCAATAATCGTCAAAACTTTCATAGTCTTTACGCATTGGGCGTTCCACACTATAGTTTATTTTACTTGGGTCGTCAACTCTATCCACGTTTTTTACGCATCTTTCCTAGAGTTTTTGCTAATGAAGCTTGTTTCTTGGTACGAGCGTCAGCTTTAGATCCTTTTTTTAGAACCTTATTAGCATAAGCAGATGTAGACATTCCAGCTTTTTTTGCTTTAGCACCAAAAGCACCGGGCCTTTTAATTGCACCTTTAATCCACTTCTTCTTAGTTTTTGACATTTTTACCTCTCTTAATTGCTGTTGGGGGATGGCTTCCGTTATGCATTGAATATAGTCGATCTACTTCTCTTTCCAAATCTTTTAATCTGGTAGCAACTGCACCATCTCTTTCAGACTGCTGTTTAAGAATTTGAGGACTAAGAATATCTCTAGCCATTGTATCTATGCTGGCAAGTGCAACAGCTTGACGGGCTTCTACTTTATCAAGACGAGTATTAATAGTGGACATTTCATCTTTTAACTCAGACATCTGTACGACCATTCCACGAATAGTAGTTTTAAGTACACCGTAAGTAGCGGCTAGTCCAGTAAGTACTGTTCCTAATGTAACTAATTCTCTTGGTCCTAATTCCAACATCTTACTTTTTACCAAACATAACAAGAGCTATGATTGCACCAACGGATGCACTAATAGCAAGAATTGATCCCATTACATTAAATACTTTGTTCCATCTTTTTTTAGACATTCTTTTTCTTTTTTCAACAAGCTCTTCATGTTCTTTTTGCTTTTGGGTTCTCATTAACTGGATTTCAATCCACGTGTCTTTTCCGAACCTTTGATTTAAAAGCAAAGAGATTTTATCAATCTGCTCTTGACATATTTTTTCTTCAACAGTTTCTTGTATAGCCATTTGAAGAAAGCTGTCAGATGTTACACCTTTGACAAGACCACCCCATTTAGTTGCAAGGGGGTGAGCTTTTTTCTTTACTTGCTCTTGGCCTTTAAAAACATTGTCAATCAATCCTGCTATTTCAGAAACATCTTGCGTTGTTTTTATTGCCATCTTAATGGCTTTACAGCTTTGCTGGACCAACTGAAGTCCAACTAATGTTTCTGCTACAACCATTATTTTATCCTACGTATTTAACTCTTCTTCAAATTTTTCTTTTGTCTTTTGTTTTTTCTTAGGATCGTCTTCAAATAACTCTGCTGGAGCTTTTGGACTACAGTTAGCCGAAGCCTGTATAACAGGAGTTAAAATAGTAATATCTCTAATTAACTGCGCTCCCCGTAGATAACATTCTTCCGCAGTTTGGTATGGTCCCAGTCTGTCATCTACTCTCATAGGACAAACGGAAGCTATAGCACATATGAAAACAAAAGCGTAGTACATTATCCCGTTGTCCAGAGATCTTGTTCAGCTTGTCTTCTTCTTACTAAACCAGCTAACTGTTTACCGTTTTGTTTTGTAAACCCCACATCAGCATCAAAAAATTCTGTCATGGCTCCCTCATAGTCGCCCTCATTTAATTTTTTCAAGCCTTTACTTTTCTTAAATGCTCCTTCTCCTACATTATCTATTAAAGAAAGAAGGGATTCTCGTTGACCTCTGTTCAGATCTACAATAACACTCTCATCTATAACTTCATTA